AGACACTAGAATCCGCCCCAGACGCGACCGCCGCTTGTGGCGGGATATCCGAGCGCATTATATAGACTTGGAGCATTGCGCCCGTTGCCGAGTTACTGGACGGACTCGACAGCCCAACCAGCGCCGCGAATATTGGCGCTCGGTCAAGCATCGACGGGCCGTCATATATGAGAACGTTATCCACTACAAATCCTCCTCGCTACTCAACAACGATTGCAGCCGAGCGACCAACTTAGAATCTCCCCGCCGCACAAGCCGACGTTCGACTCCGTTATCGACCCACTTATAAAGCGCATGTATCACAGGATTCCTACGAGTCCGGCGAAAAATAAGAACCAGCGACCCATCCGGGGGAGGCTTGGACGTTCGGAGCCGCGACCGCGACACATCAACTTTCACTTCGGATATTCTTGAGCGCAGCGGAGTGATGGCGAGGTAGCTACCCCCGCGCTCCTCCGGAAATGTTGCGAAATATTTTGCCATTACGAATACCACAACGCGGCCGGAACATCCTCGTTCAGCATATCAACATACGCCGACTCGCAAGCTTGCGATGGCGTGAGCCCGTCCTCGAAATAATCGTACCAAGCACAGTCGGGCAAATCCCCATGCCCCATGCCCAATTTTGACACCAGCACCACATCAACGCGGCGCATGAATTTCTCGAATTTAGTCATCGTTCGACTCCCTTATTCGTCAATAGGCTCATCGTGCCAATAGCCCGCGTCGCCCAGCACATCGGACCTATAACCCGAAAGCTTTTCGCGCTCGCACTTGTCACAAACCCGGCACAAATAAATGCCGCGAGCGTCGCACACTTCACGAGACGGCTCGCCCGATCCGCAACCACAGATCGAAACCCGAAACAACTCATTAAGATTCATTTTCGACTCCATGTTTGGTTGACCTATCAGAACAATCCCATACTGCACGTGAAGAGTCGAGTCATGCATAAAAAAACCCCGGCAACGAGTGCCGGGGCCATGCTAACAAGTCGGAGCTGCTAGTTTAGCGCGCGCCAAGTCTGCGACGCGTCGCGAATTTTCGAATAGGCCACAGTCGAGCGGTGTTGTAGGTCGCTGTGGTTATTGTTAGCGCCGGTAGGCTTGAGTGCATTAGTGGCGGAGTTGAAGAGCCACCAGAGATTGCGACCATTAGCCGTATGCTCCGGCACACTGCACTCGTCCCAGTCAGTAATGGCGCGGCCGAGCTGCGAGGGCGAGAAACCACCGGAGCGGAAAATATCCAATAAGATAGTGTCCCCTTGGTGGCGTTTGATGTCGGCACGATTAAAAGTATCGAAGTCCACGGTCAACGTCCGGTTGGCTTTCCCGAGCCCGGTCACCGCATCGGCCACCATCGAAGGCAAACGGTCAGCGAGGTTAATTGTTTGCTTCGAGTGCCAGTTTCCCAAATCGCCATGAAAACACAAGTTCGAACAACACGTAACCTGGGAGCCTATGGCTAGCCCCCGGCTTATGCTTTGGTCATGAGACCCACGCAGCCCGACTAGTTGAGACCAACCAGGAACCACGGCCGTACTAGTAAGCGCAGAGTACTCTTGAAGACTCGAAGGCTGAGAAACATGGACCAAACCAAACAGTCTCGACTGATCCTTGGTTACTACAAATTCCTCCGCATCAATGGTGAACCCAGCCCGGACAATTTCACGGCAAACCGTGTTTGAAAAATCCTCGAACGAATACGGCAAGTGGCGCGATCCGAGCGAGACGGGTGTCTTCAAGTGACGCATGTCCTCGCGATCGATCTTAATATCTGTACTCGAATTGTACATGAGATGAGACATATGACTTCGACTCCTTATAAGGCCGTTCGGCCGATCCGAGCGGCTCTAGCACAATGTAAAACTATTCCTATACAACCACAATAAAAAAAACCGGCCACGGTCTCCCGCAGCCGGAGCAACACATAACCTGTCTAACCTTCCAAGAAGGCCAGCCAGCCGTCGCGACCATCAGTAATTTTGATTTTGGTTTTATCGCCGTGCGTCCTCAGAAAACAAAAGGCACCTTTCTTCGTGAACCTTCGAGGGCTGCCCTTATCGTCCACAACTTTCTCGCGGTAAGCACCCTGGCCTAACCGACCATTCACGACTGTCAATGTTTTTTTCATGTTGGCTCCTTAATTAAATGAACAAGCATAATAAATCCCATACGAGCTGCCGGTCAAACATAAAAAAACCCCGGCCGGAGGCCGGGGCAAGTCTTCACGAACTAGGTTAGAACTAAGATGCTTCAGCTTCCAGGATCATTTCTTGAATCTCCGGTTCCGCAACAAGCTCCTCCAACATCTCCTGGACCGCATCATGAGCAGATACATTAACTACTGATAGCTCTATCAACTCTAACGCATGAGCCGGAGTAGGTGCCATGCTAATAACGGACTGCAAAACGCAAGTCAAAAGCGCAGAAAGCGCGTGAGGCACCTTGCTACCCTTGTCAGACTGAAGTCCAGGAATATTCGAGACCCGCTCCAAAGCATCCAAAGCAATGTCATACCCCGCGTCATAAGCATCACAGGTGGGCTGTTTAGTCCAGCCCGAAGGATTACTATTCGTTTTCATCACAATACCCCTCCGGAAATTGAACCTTGCCATACAACACACCAGGCTGCTCCACGACTACCGTCGCATCGACCATAAGCTCGACAAGAGTCTCCGTGACAAGCTTAACGACACCCGCAGCGGTATGAACGGTCTGCCCAGCAATGGTTTCTTTGATAAGCTCCACGATCTGGTCTTTATCAAGCGTCTCACCGACGTGGTTCAAAATCTGATCCGGCAAATCGTCCTCGCGAAGAAAACCCTCACCGTTTTCCTCGACTACTCCGACCGCGACCTCGTGAGGATCGTTCTCTTCGACACTGTCAACTCTCTCGTTCAACTCCGCGAGCCTTCCATCCAGCTCGGAGAGCGACGGCGCGTCAGGATCGATGCCGTTCTGTTTGAGCCAGCTCTGGACCGCCTTATCGAGCTTTCCAAAAAAATCACTCAAAATCTCATCGACCTTCGAAACCACTTCAACGGAGACCGGCTCCGATCCATTGGTCTTACCTAAATTTTCCATTTTTAATGCATCCTCGCTTTCCGCATCAGCTCCAGCCGCTTGGGCAAAACAACAGCGGCATTACACGAAACACAACAACGCCCATCGTTCACGGGTGCTGCATTCTCCCCTTGATCCCAATAAACCTCACCGGTCTCCGGATGCCGTTTGACATCAAGAGGCCCTTTGCAAATACTACATTCTGACATTTCTCGGCTCCTTTCAAATGTAGAACTAATCACATACTACAGGTGAAATAAAAAAACAACTAAATGACATTAGGCTGTTCGGGATCTTCAAAGGCGTCCTGATACCTCTCCTCCTCCCGCGCATCATCATCGGCCTGTTTTTCGGCTAACGCACGATTAACGTCAATCTGAGCTGCTTCACTAAGCTTGTCCCAACCATACTTCGACAGCGGGTAGGTGTACTCACCAGGAGCCTCGCCCCGAGGGAGATCCTCATATAATTTCACACAGCCCCACAACTCTTTATAAGTGCTGTCGTCGACTTTTAGACACTCTGCGATTTCATCCGCCTTCCAATACTTCGCCAAATCATGCATTTCCATTAGTCAGCTCCCAGTTGGTAACTTGTTGCGTTCCTCTTGCCGTTTCCGGTGAGCTTCGTCGGCCAATCTCTCGCCCTCTTTGCCCGCATCCGAAAAAGACTTCACAAACGAAAATATTTTCTCGATTAACCAATCCACTATACTTCTCCACTCTCATGTCAGGGCTCCTTAATTAAGATCTAGGACTAATCTTACACCTCCGTTCGAGGAGACGTCAACGCCCAGAAGGCTTGCCAATCGTAAGGTTCCTTAAAAACACCCACAGCCGCCACGGCTGCAACACCGTCCAGACGAAGACTAACGCTATCGCTACCCATATAGACACGAAGATCCAGATCGGAAGAGCGAGTAACGATGAAAGTATTGCCGTGGCCGTTCGCGGTCTGCCAGGCGACTTGGTGCGGGGAGAGCGCAACTTTTCTTGATGTTCCATGCATTACCTTCAATTCTAGGAAACTGAAATCCCCGTCCTCAGAGCAGCACAAAATATCAGGAATCCCCGGTGGGTATCGGCTCTCCAGCCGGGTCAGCTCGATCTTCCGGTTCGTCGTCTTGAGCCCCGTCTTCAGAAGCTGCCACAGCCCCGCTTCGATGAGTTTTAACCTCGGGCGTCTCTTCTTCTGGCGTGACGTCGATAATAGTCCCAAAGCTTCGTCTAATTTTTTCGAGCTCAAGCTCTACCTCCTCCCGCGATAACGCATCGATGCTTCCCGTGCGAATCTCCGACTTATGGGTATATAAACCGGCCAATTTTCCCCGCGCTATCTCGGCCTGAACCGAAGCCGAATAGGCACCCGCGTCTAAAGCAGCCTGGCCGATGAGTTTAAGGTCGCGCTCTGAACGCTTATAATTCACAGCATATTGGGCATCTAGTTCAGCTCGATACTCTGCGATTGCTTTTGCTACATGCGGAAGGCGCATCATTTCATAAGCGCGAGTGTGCGCCGAGCTGGCTGGAAATCCTGCACGAATTGCACTCTCGCGTTGGCCGATCAAGCCATCACCGGCCACCAGCTCTTTGACGAATTTTTCTTGCCGCCGGGACAGTTTTTTGTCTTCTGGCAGCGTTAGGTCTTTTTTGCGTCCCATCCAGAATTTCCCTTACAAAACAGGAGTATCCCGTCACTTACGTCTAATTAAAGCACAACATACTGCTCATGGTATGAAAAATTGCGTTAACAACAGTTCATAACCAAAGAATACCACAAAAACTAACTGAAATTATCTGTTTTTTGGGAAAATTCATCCCATTATGCAGGATGTTGGGCTAGAGGAGGCGCTACGGCTGGAGGGCGCGGATACTATGGGGA